CACTTGCAACAGTCACGGGGGTTTGTGAGTTGTCTCTTGTTTGCGTAACACTTCATGGGAAGGTAAATGTCCTTCTTAAGGATTCGAATGATGCGATCGATGAGTATCATAATAACTTTTATGCACCCAATCTCTATCCTTCTTAAAAATTTTGGACAACTTAGGGTCTTTATTTTTTACCTTCGCAGATGAGACATGTCTTCATTCTTTGGAAGCAATTCAAACATGAATAATGTTCACATTTACGAAACTTGACACATTCTCCACTGGCGCGACAGTTCATACATTCTCGACTTTTGAATTGGAGAATCTCATTCTTGAATCTCCAAAAGCACGAAGTACACACCTTTAGACCAGGTCTCATCATTTTACCACAGACACCGAAATTTGGACAGGTTTCCATTAATCACTAAAGACGCAATTTCTTTAAACAGTCGGAATAAACTCCCATTGAAGATCGCGACAAATCTTTTTCCAAATTACATCTTGTTGATACAACTTTTCTTTTGACTTGAGAAGCGGAAAGTATTGGAGGTATTCATCTTCACCCAAGAGTTCACAGAATTTGTATAAGACGTAGGAGTAACTCAAAAAGTTTTTCCTTTCTGTTGGACAATTATCATCGAAGGGTTTCTGGATATCTTTGAACATGATTCGAAGGTACTCTTCCAATTCCTGGGGCATATTCGGGGGTTTGATACCATTTAGAATATTTGTAATGTAAGGAACATGTTCGTAATATTTGTTGAGTCTCAATTTTTTCAAAAGTCCTCTAATCTTTGCGTGTGTGATATCCTCTAGGTTTTTGATTTTCATCTTCTTGAGTTCTGATCGAAGTTGTTCGATAACTTCATCAGGAATATTTGTCATCTCTTGTGCTTGGAATTGTGACAACCATTCATTGAAATGATTTTCTCTCTTGTATGAATAGTTTACAACTTTTTCGGAAGTTTCTTGTTCTTCTCTGTATGTCAATTCTTCACTGATAAGTGCTGCGACTATGACACCACAACCGTCACACACGAGATCACTTGTGTCATGGAAATGTATGATGTTACTATCTGGGCACGTCATACATACATCCATCGTACGTTGTTGTGGTTTGGTTATGTTTTTCTTTTCAACCTCTATCAGGTAATCCGTGAATATATCTTTTCGTTTGAGACCAACAGTCTCTTTCACATTAAAGACGTTATCGGTGTTACTGTTTTCTTCTCCATCTTCTACATGTTGATCTAAATAAGGCATACATTTCATAATGTACTCAGCCATTTCAGATTCATATTTGCCCCTGTTTTGGGGATCATTCTTTATAAGTTCATTCCACTCCCCTATTCGATTGTTGTATCTACTTAAAAAATTACCTTCCATCCTTATAAAGAGATGCTTACCAAAGTTTTAAGTAGTATTTTCTTCTTCTACAAGTACCTTGTCACACCTAGAGACTACTCTATCATAACCGAGGAGTTAGAGTACGCTGTAGATCACGACTTGGACTATTTGATTGAGGATGATTTTTGGATGGAAGAAAGTAAAGATTGGAAAGATGAAATCTTGGATCAGTACTATACGGATGTGACGGGTAAGAAGTTTCGTCACACGATCATTCCACAGAATGTAAAGTACACAATTCTCCGTGTAAAGTATTATTTCAACGGTAAGAAATACATCGCAATTTCAAGCGACATTAATTTCAAACCTGGTCAGGGTGAAGACACTGCGATGCATTTTAGTATCCCTTTGAGTAGTGCACAGATCGTCGACCACGATGATAAGCCGATGCGAGACATTACTGAAAAGGTGAAACGGTATTCAGGACCAAGGAATGATTTCCATGGTCAGAAAGTACCACTCGAACATTTTTTGTTTTATGACAAGGAAACACTCAAAGATAAGTTTCCAAAGATCATTCTTTTGAACACCTTAGGTATGAAGAAGACACTGTCCACACTTGACGACTTCACTACTAATCTTCAGATACCTTAGTCGCTAGATAGAACTTGAGTTCACCCAGGTTGGCGACGTTGTACTTTAAAATGAGAAATCGATTTCCAGTCTCTTGAATAATTTGCACAGACGCACACATACTCGTCGCCTTTGTAAAGATATTCAGATACTTGAGACTGTAGAGGCCTGATATTTCCTGACTTTCGTCGAGAGTTTCTATAGATGTTTCCTGGTTAGCAAAGTCCCCCTGACAATTGAAACGAATTTCTTTACCGATTCGTTTAATTTCGATATCCGTTCCAATATTAGACATATCACGACAGAGCCGTTGAAAGTCTGTAGATGGGAGAGTCGTCACTGTAGACATTTCAATCTCAGGAACTTCAATTCGACTTTCATTGATGTCCAGGAGTTTGAGTTGAAATTTTGTACTCGTCTTTTTGGATTCACTGGTGATTTCAATATTCATATACTCTTTCGATACGATTTCGATGGAAAGAACATCATTGTTTGTGATTGTCTTGAGAAGTTTGAAAGTATTTGAAATGTTAATACCAGCGATAATCTCTTCATGTTCACAATGATATTCTTCAAAATTTTCCGCTGAAAGGAACATGTCCACGAGAGATGTTCGCGCTGTATCCAAGGTGACGATATACATTCCATCTGATTTGAAATAGATGTTCACATCATTTAGGATATCTTTAAGAACTTCGAAAGTTGACTTAAAAGCAGAAGCTTGAATTGTTACAAGTTTCATATCTACTCGTATTAGCGTTTCACATCTTTAAATCTGTGTATGCCATACCTTTAGAGACATCACGGTTAATTTTTTCTTCGAGCTCTTTCGTCATGGCGGGCTGAAGAGATTGACCATACTCATCTAGACTAAACATGTTCGAATTGTTGTCTTTACCATCCAGAGACGACATAGAACACGATATACCACCTATACCCCCATGGTCTATTTCTTTCTTGGGTAACAGGGAGTCAAGCCAATTTTTTATTTCGTTACCAACGAGAATTTTACCATTCTTAGTAAGCATGGTCGGTACACGATTGATTTTGTTTCTGTAATTGTCAGGAATACCCTGAGTGTTGATGTTATGGTAGTGTACAAGCTGTTTGAGTTGTTGGTGTTTGTTGATATACTCAATCACATCCATAGAATGTTTGCACCGAGGGCTGTATATCAGCAGAGACATCTAATATCTATTGGGTATTTTGTAAAAAAAAATTAACGCATAGTAGTAAAGATGAACTATTTACTTGCATTCGTTCTGGTCCTGGTAGTTCTCATTCTGACGACCAATCATGAGAAGTTTACTGAAACCTTCGGTCTCTCAGGCTATACCAAGCCTGTTGACTCTGTGAAACTCGATGACCCCAGACCAGATCTCACGGGGTACACTAAGGTGGAAGTTAAGGTTGATAATGATATGATGGAAGAATTTGTTCTCATGGCGAACAAAGAAATTTCCAAGCGCACCGGACTGTGCACCTACATCATTGAGACCACAACGATGAAGCATTATAAGGGTGATGAGAAGGACATTTATGAATGTATGTTCATGGCTATAAAGAAGGGTGGATTTTCGTATGGTTTCTCTATAGTGGCTTCGTATGAAGTTGAAAATGGGAAGGTTCGCCTGATTTCTCTGAGAACACAACCTCTCGGTGTTCAGGCGCCTCAAAATATCACACCTTTCACAGAAGGTTCTGAAGGTAAAGAATTTCTCAAGTACGAACTGGTCAAGGAAGGAGCTATGCCCAGTAGCACTGAGTTGGAATCTGTGAAAAATAAATTACAGTAATTGTAATGTTGAGCATCAATGATGTTGTCAAGATAGATGACAAGCGTAAACAGATCCGAAAAGAAATTTACAGGAAAATATATGATCAATTTTCTGCAAAGATAAAACAATCAGTGGAACTCGGACATAAACAACTTTTTATGACAGTACCAACATTTCTTATTGGATATCCAACTTTTGATCGTTCAGCTGCAGCGAGATATGTCGCGAGACAGTTTACCTTAGGTGGATTTAGTGTACAACTTGTTAGTGATCATGACATTTACATCACATGGATAAAACCAAAAAAGAAGAAAGAAAAAGTTGAACAAGAAGAAGAGGGAGATTTTCCCAATCTCATGAATCTCAAGAAAATTGCAAATAAATACAGGAGAAGTGCGTAGGAACTTATAATTTTAAAACCATCTTTAATGATAAATGGACAATTTGAGTATTATGGTAGAGGCTAAGAAGGAATATCTTGGTCAGCTTTGTCTCATCATGTGTCCAGCTATGATTGAAGTGTTCGAGGAAATGTACAACGAAGCTGTGAAGACTTCCAAGGGAAAGCAGGTTTTGATTATGTTTCAGAAAATCCTTAAAGAGGTTCCCAACTGGTCGAATGCTATGTCTAAGAGACACAGTGACAATATTACCGATCGATGTGCGTGGTTCAGTGACCTCTTGGCTGCCGTTTTCGTCGCATGCACAAAGATCCTTTCTTCGGTTCGTCTAAAGGCGGATAACAAAAAGATTTCTCTGAAGTTACCAACTGAAGAAGTTTTCATTCAAACATGTTACAACAACATCGCGAAGGATCTTTACAAGGACCCATACATTTTCCATGAAGAACAGAGTGAATACATGCGTGATGAAAAACTCACGATGCGTTTTTGCACCTGTATCGAGAGCACCGTAAAAGAGTTGATTCCAGTGCAACAGATTCTCCAGACATACATGTCTCAGGAAACTCGAGACATTTCTCTCGATGGTGAGATTCAAGATGGTATCGACCCCGACGTACTCGACGAACCAATGATGGAGCCCGAGCCCGAGCCTGAGCCTATGGGTGATCCTGAGCCTATGGGTGATCCTGAGCCTGAGCCTATGGGTGGTCCTGATCCCCAACCTACAGGCCTGGAAAATGAGTTTAAGACTGTACCAGGTGTTCAAGCTCCCGAGCCTGAGTCTGAGGTTGTCACTGATGAAGTTCAGCAGCGGCCTCAGGAAGAGGATGATGTCCTTTTCGGTGATGCACCAGAGCAGCGTACAAAAAATCCCAGGTATAATTAAATGGAGATCTCCGATTATTTACGCGACCCGATGAGCGCCGCTCTCATTGCTGGTGGTATCACTGCGGGGTACATTCATCTCAAAGCGTACCTGAACAATGAGGGTAAACTCGAATTAAACAAGTATACCAAGCCTGCGGCTCTTAACGCGATTTTGGTGTTCTTCATCGTCTCTGGTGGGATAGGTCAACGAGAGAGTATTTCCACTGAACCTTTCTAAACTTAAAGATTAAACCAATAGAATAAGAAAATGGCGTCTGTCACTGCTTTCAATGATATGATGGGTCAATTTCTTGTGGAATTGCACAAGACTTTTCCAGAGGAAAAAGGCATTAAGAAGATGATGACGTCGTTTGACGTACTCAAGAGTTCCAACCCACGCCTTGTTGTGGACGCTTTCATGAAGGGTGTGACTCCTTATGCAGAGAAGATTTCGACCAAGGATGAATCCTTCCTACTCAAGGAGATTGAGACGATCGACTTCCTGAAGGATCTCAACATCAAGTCGTACTGGGAGCGTATGTCTGTCAACACGAAGGGTGCGACCTGGCAGTATCTTCAGACCTTGTATATGCTCGGTACTACGATCACTTCCATTCCCGATGATACACTCAAGATGATCGAGGGTATCGCTAAGGAATGTGCTGACAAGATGGAGAATGATGGAGGTGAACTTGATCAGGATGCACTCATGAAGATGATGGGTAGCATGCTAGGCGGTCTACCCAAAAAATAAACCTCTACATATACTAAATGAAGGCCTGGTTTGACGATCCCCAGCAGCTCACTCGGGCCGACCAGATAAATCAGTTCTGGCCGACTTCTGAACAAACCCCAGAAGATCGTGTGAATGCTGCTTCTCGTTTTATCATCTATGTCAGTTGCATTCTTTATCTGATCCGTCGAGATCCTCGTGTTTTTGTACTGGGCGCCACTGTGATTGCCGTGATTTATGTTCTGTACAAGTCTAAACTTGTGAAAGAGACTTATGGATCGAGTGTGAAGAGTGCCAGTTGTCAAAAACCCACAGAAGATAACCCCATGGGTAATGTCCTCATGACTGATTATACGGATGCCCCTAATCGTCTGGAAGCGTGTTATTACGCCACAGTAAAACCATACATCCAAAATTATACAACTGGTGGTATCCCATATGATTCTGGGCGTTCCCGAACGTCTATGCCCAAATATCTGCGAAATGCTGCTGATCGGCAATTTGTGACTACATCTGTTTCTAAAATTCCAGGAGACCAAACTGCTTTTGCTGAGTGGCTTTATGGTCCCAAGAATGGCCCGATGTGTAAGAGTGACACTCGCTTCTGCAATCCCAATGCTCGCGGTGTTCAGCTTGAAGCGTTCGAAGGTCTTGATATGAGTGGAGATAAGCGATCTGGTATGTTCGGTAGATAATATTCTCATGTAATAATAAATGGCGTATCAGCTTCAACCTGGTCTTTCCATAGTCCAAAACAAGGGTGCAATTCCCCCCGTCAAGGCAACTGATGAAGTTTTTGTGTACCCCCAGCCCAGTACCCTCAATTGTGGTGGATGCCGCCCCAATACTATGTTGTATGGCACCGCCCCATACATGGCCGGTAAGGGTTCCCCAGCTCAGCACATCAACACGAGTGATGAACTTCGCCCCCAATCGACTACCCGTTTCAATAAGAACATTGTTCAAACCTATGAGCGCAACCTGTTCCCCTTGTCCAACATGGAGTGTAAGGTTCCCCTTCGCACACTTACGTATGAACCGATGAGTACCCGAGCCGAACTCCAGAACGGTCTTTTTCAGCAAAGATATGTTAATAAAAATGTAGGTAAGAAGTAAGAATGGCTGATCCTATTTCACTTATGGCTGTAGCCGGTCTCGTATACGCTGGACGCAACTTAAGTGCCAAGTCAGTTCCACCTAAGATTGATAATGATGTACCGGTTATAAAGACTCCCCCAGTTGTGGAAGAAAACAACTTTGAACCAACGATGGAAGTTCCCCGTAAACGAGAGATGGATACTTTCGCAGACATTTCTAAACAGCAGAGGAGTGGTGGTCAGGAGATCCTTAACATGCGAAACCGTATGTATGACAATGGTCGAATGAACAATCTTTCTCCCGTTGAAAAGAACCTGGTCGGACCGGGTCTGGGTGTGGGTGCGCACGTTCCTGCAGCCGGTGGTCATCAACAGTTATTTAGGGTTAATCCAGTGAATGTTGGTGAATACAGGCTGACAACTCTCCCAGGCCGAACTGGACCGGCTGCTGATATCACAGGTGGTCGTTCGGCTGTGGTGGGTGAACTTACACATAACAAACCAGAAACGACTGCTCATCTCCCTTCAAGGCTTCCTACCGTACCTGGGCGTGCTCAGGGTATGTCTGGTGTTGTCCCTCGCAATGAGCATGAGAAGACGAAGCGCACCACTAACAGATCGGAGACTGGTCTTCGGGCGGATGGTCTTGGCTTCAATGGCGCGAAGCGATTTGTTCCTGCTCAGACGATATCCCAAGATCCCACACGCTTCAAGAGTGATCGCAATGATGCACAGTATGAATATTACAACCGCCCAGCTCCCGGCATCCATAGTCACCATGGTGCTTACACGAATAGCGCTGCCGCCCAGGTTACAGCTAAGACGAATGAAGAGCTCATGAAGTATGGTTTCCGCCCCGAGGATCGCCGTGGTAAGCCCAACCGTATGGGTAACGCTGGTCGTATGAATGTTCGCGAGTCTGCTCTAAAACAGGGTGGCGCTCTTACCGCGGTTAGGTCGGACACGACGCGTATCGACGGTCGTGTGAATGCTGCCAACGGTGGGTGGACACAGCAATACAAACAAAAACCATACCATCAGTTCAATGCGTACAAGGGTAATGAGAACCCCAATTCGAGAACTCTCGACATTGCTAAGAGGCAGCTCCAGAGCAACCCTTTGGCACACTCACTGTCTCATTAATTTTAACATATCATAGACAAAAACACTCATTAAAATATTGTCCCTATATTTTAATGAAGGTACATAACCTATCTATTGACAGTAGTCAGCGTGATGGTACGGTTTACCCACACGCTAATAACTATGTCATTACTCTAGAAAACCCTATATATCAGGTGGAAGAAATACGACTTGTATCTGCTCAAATCCCAACAAATTTTACAGGTACAGGTCCTAATCCGGTTCGCCCCAATTCATTGGTTTTGAGGTTAACTTCTGGTTCGGATGAGTTTAACCAGTCGGTGTATGTTGGATCACCGAAGGATAGCTTACAAAATGGGACACCACATTTTACAGGTCACCTCCTTCTTAATGGTGGAAACTTATTATCATTCAGGGGTTCGGATGATCCAGTTGTATACCGTTTTCATTCAGGGCCACAAAAGATTATAAAGGATCTTAGAATTGAATTTTTCTATATCAATCCTAGTGGTGTTCTCACATCATATCCATTTGTTAATCAAGCACATATCCTCAAATTCGAAATAAAGTGTTCCACTAACAAATTGGAAAATCTAAAAGTGGACCCACCTGAAGAGAATGAAGAAAAAACAGACATAAGCATCCCTGAAATTTCAGATGTTTATGAATGGAAAAATGAGTATACGTACATCGTTGCTATATTAGTCTTTGGATTAGTTCTAATGATGCTCATGAAGGGTAAACCCAAATCGATTAGCGGGTAATCGCGAAGACGGGCTGAGCGGGCTTGGACACGCGGGTGGACACACGAGACACGATCATGTAGACGGCGATCGAGAGGAGGGTGGTGAGGATCGCGGTGAGGGTGTACTGGGTACCACCGTTCTTGGGCACCTTAATCACCTGGCTGATGACCCAGCGGACGAGGTCCATCCAGGACATGGCGGCGGCGAAGGAGAAACCCGCGACGATAGCGTTGAGCGACTGGGTCTCGAGCTCCTGGGTAACGAGGTTGACGGTTTCGACAGCTTGGTTGCGGGCGGCTTCCATTGTGAGTGTTATACACTATCCTGAGAAAATTATTCAAATGAGAGTTTCTCATTTTTGACATGTTTTTTAAACTTCTTTGTTTTGATCGTTTTTATTTTTGAGAAGAGTTGTTCATCATCGGAAGAATCTTCACTAGAGCTGTTCTCAGATTCATACTTCTTAAACTTATCTTCCGAGAATGACCATGCTTCAGGCTCCGAGGTGCTCATTACTATTAATAGCATTTTTTAACATCTGTTCTGTCGGATTTTGGGGAACCCAGGAATCCCAACGATCATACGCCTGGTTCATGAGAATAAAGCGTTCGTCTGTACCGATGTACCTCTCGAAGGGTGGACAGTTCTCATCGTCAACTTCTTCAATGTCATCTTCGTCAGAATCTTCTTCGTTGTACAGATCCGGAAAAAGCGTTCCAATATCCTGTCCAACTGTGTACATCGCACAATACTTAATCGCATATTCCAAGTCTTCTGGGAGTACCGTATCTCTTCCACAAGCTTTAGAATATTCGGATGCAAATAGCATACTCTTTTCCATCACAGGTAGAAGAATATCAATCATACTTTTGACATACTCTTCTGCCATCTGGGACTCTCCGAATCCTGTTTGCATGTTCATTTAATATTGAAGATGAGTAAAATTTTGGTAAATAAAACGAGACACTAGAATAGAATGAATCTTCAGTTGAGGAAATTCAAACCTGAGACGATCAGTGACGATCGAGTGTGTGTTTTCATAGGTAAGCGTAATACAGGTAAATCAACCCTGGTGAAAGATATCATGTTCCACAAAAGACATCTCCCAGCCGGAATTGTCTTGTCTGGTACAGAAGAGGGAAATCATTTTTACTCAGATTTCATCCCCGATCTGTTCATTTATGGTGACTACGACAGAGATGCCATTGAACGAGTCATGGCAAGGCAACGTAAATTGGTGGGTTCAGGGAAAACTCAATGTGGAGCATTCATGCTTCTAGATGATTGTATGTATGATTCCAAGTTCCTCAAGGACACGTGTATTCGACAATGTTTCATGAATGGGCGCCATTGGAAGATTTTCTTTATGCTAACGATGCAATATGTCATGGATCTCCCCCCAGCTCTTCGTGCAAATGTCGACTACGTGTTCATTCTCAGGGAAAATATCATTCAGAACAGGGAGAAATTGTACAAGTCATTCTTTGGTATTTTTCCCTCTTTCGATATGTTTTGTAAGGTTATGGATGCCTGTACAGAAAACTACGAGTGTCTCGTGTTAGATAATACGGTAAAATCTAACAAGATACAGGATTGTGTCTTCTGGTATAAGGCCACAGTCAGGAAGAATTTCAGGGTTGGGGGTCCAGATCTATGGAGACTTCATAAGAAGATGTACAACCCAAAACATCTTGAACAGAAAGAGGATGACGCTAAGAAAGCGACGAGGAAGACGAACCTCAAGATCACAAAGACGCGTTGAGTTTTGAATTCAAAAATAGTAGGACTATAATAGATGGCTTCAGACCAAGTACACACTATGAATCTTTCCGATGATGGAGAGGGAATGGTTCCTCTGCATGATAACCCTTCCACGTCTTTTAAACATGAAAAAAATGTGGGACAAAGTAAAGAGACGATGGATTCTACTCCCATTAACGATATTATGATGGAACCCCCTATGATGACTGATGAGCCCCGCATGCAGGGTGTGATGCCCCAGATGACCGCTCCTCAACCCCAGGGCGCTTACCCAGTTCCCCAAGCTCCTTCCGAGCCCGAGAAGAAGAACCCCCTGAATCTCACAGATGATCAGCTCACCGCCCTCGTCGTCGCTGCCTGCACCGCTGCCGCTGTGAGCAAGCCTGTCCAGGACCGTCTTGCGACCTCTATCCCCAAGTTCCTTAACGAACAAGGGGGTAGAAGTATGGTTGGTCTCGCCACTACAGGTGTTGTAGCGGCTGTGGTCTTTTACATCGTGAAGGACTACATTGTCAAGCATTAAACGGTCGTTTCCCAACCCATATTACTATAAATCGAGGTATCAATACCCGCGAAATACGTCGCGAGGGCTCCCGCTGCGAATGTCCCTGCCAACAAGCCACTCAATTTAAGTTTCTTGTTGTTAGAAGCATCGGGATTGGTCATCGCATCCTTGGTCTCACTTGAAATCTGGTTGATCAGGAAGGTCAATACGAGGGCGATGAGGGTCGATGTCAAGAAAAACACACGATCCACCGCGAGACGGGGGATATTTCCAATGGCGAAGCGAAGAACGTTCGGTATGACGACTGTCATCCACAAGAGATTGACATAATAGTTGCTGACATATTGAGGAACGAGTGTCACCCCATAAATGAGTATCCAGTAGGCGATGGCCATCATCAACACACTCACAGGTGTTTTCATTTAAAGTACACCGAGATTATTTATCCTGGATGTGCTGACCACAAAACTCCTTACGTTCTGGGATCTGTTCATATATTCCTAGCTCGACACACATGTCACGAAGTTCTATATAGTTTTGCCAAAACTTATCTGAATGGGAATACTCTTTGACAGTGCAATGAGCCAGTTCATGAATGAGAACGTGGAAGATGTCGTTGACACTCCCATCTAGGCACACAACAATCTCCGCACCTTTGTTTGTGTTGTATCCTACACTCTCCTTCATTCGTTGCATACCAGTGATAGGTACTGCTGTCGTGAGCATCGCATACTTTTCATTTTTGGTTTCATTGAGGTGATCACGAAGTTTCTTATATCTTTGTTTTACTTCCATCAGCACCTGGGGCTCTCGTGTCAACTTTAGAATAAAAAGATTAATGACAATAAGTAAAGCTAGAGCTATCATCTGTTATAGACAAAGATAAATTTACTATACAATTCTGAGATGGGATTTCCTGAGAGTCCCTCCCAAAGTTGTAATCTAAATCCTATGTCTTCCAAACCAGTGACTAGGTGATCTTTGTATGCCACTGGTTCCGACTTCGGTCCTTCTGCATAGTATGGTGTATCAGCCAAGTGTACAAACAATTTTTCACCAAAACCACCATTACCATGTTCCTTCATTTTGAAAAAGTTACCCATGTCATCCTGGTAGGGTGTTTTGAAGATGATTTTTTCTGAATCTGGAATGATCCCTATGAGAAGACCACCAGGTTTCATACGCTTTTTGATTTCCTTGATTGAACTCATGAACAACCCCTTCGACCCAAAAATATAATGAAGTGAAAAGTTGAAACATACGACGTCAAATTTTCTATTTGGACAGTTATGGATATCACCCTCATAAAAATTGACCCGCATATGCATATTTTTAGCACGTGACCTCGCCTCTTCAAGCGCAGCAGGTTCGGGATCACACATGTTTATGTTGGCTCCGCATTTGTGCCATTTTTGAAGATCTCCACCAAAACCACAACCAACATCAAGAATATGAGCCCCATTATTCGTAACTGATTGTATCAGATCCCTCTTGGCATCATTATGATTCTTTCGAATCTCTTCCATGGTTAGATGTAGATTATCGTTTTTAATAGTCTTACTTAGGAAGCTTAAAGTTTTAATGCGTTGGGTAGATATAATGTCTCTCGAAACCGACTACACTACCGTCCCTGGTCAGATTTTTGCCTGCATCTCGATCGTCGGACCTGAGTGTCCCCAGAAAACAGACAAATTTGGTATCAAGCTCCGTGGTGCGTTCGCCACCCGTGATGAAGCGGCGAATCACGCGAAGCGTCTTCAGAAGGAGGATGCTACATTCGATATCTATGTCGTGGACATGTACAAGTGGCTTCTGATTCCCCCCGACCCAACGAAAATCGAGGATGTTCATTACACTAATGAGAAGCTCGAGGAGATCATGACCGGATATAGGGAGAACCAGTCGCAGGCGGCTCGCATGTTCAATGAGCGTAAACAGGCTATGATGAACCAGGTTACTCCCGGTGATGAAAACTCTAAGTTTTACACAAAGCCAGACGAAGCTCCCATCTCTCACCCTGCTGAGGTACTTGAGCGTCTCAAGAAGGAGAAGCCAGATGCGAATATGGAGGATCTGGTCAAGGAGGCTGATGCCATCGTCGCAAAGGAGATGGAGGAGCGTCAGAAGAAGCGTGAAGAGGATGCGAAGCTTGGGGAGATCAAGGAGGAGGAGGAGGAGGAAGAGGAGAGAGTGTAAATAATATTAATATATACTAAACAGAATGTTTAGAATTATCATAACAGCTATTCTAGTTGGTGCCTTCTTTATTTTGTTTTTTAGACCAAGTTACAATTTAAAAAACAAAACAGTTATAGAGCCTGAAGCTTCGACGACTGCTGGGTTCGTTGAAGATACGGATGACGCGTTTATCAATCCTAGATTCCCAACACAGCTTATAAAGATGGGGGATGATGGTAAGATTAAACCAATTTACGGAGATATAGGATCATTCGTTGCATACTCAGGTGTACCTGAGAATCACTGGCTGCATGGTTTTCCCCATAAAAAAGCCTAAAAGGAACACTACGAATGCGACGATCCATGTCGATTTTTCAATCGTGGAGAAGAAATCCGTCTTCTCGGGTGGTGGTGGTGGTGGAGAGAAGGTTTGTGGCACCTGCATATTATAGTCATTGTAATACTGTCGCTGATCCTCCTGGACAACCTCTTCAGTATTTTCGTTATTTAAAGGATCTATAACCGGATCGTACTCAATGGGGTTCCCAATATCAGTTTCCATTTTCTAATTTTAGTAGTGTTTTTTTTAAGCATCTTCTGACTCACTTTCATCATCTACGACGAAGTCCTTGAGATTACCGTTTTCATCCATCTCGTCTTCGTCGTCGTCTTCATCTGAGGTAAGATCCTCTTCATCCTCTGTATCGAGATCGGAATCAAAGTCTGTATCATGGTCATCAGCAGCGTAATCATCTACAAGTTCGGATTCAGTAGGCTGAAACAATTCAGGCTTCTTTATCAGGCGTCCTGTACGTGTCTTGTACATTTTGAGTATATAGAGAAATTACTGTTTAAGTACCTTTACTATGTCCGTGTTTAAGACGTGTGTTCTAGATAAGTTTTTTTTACATTTTGGACACTTTTGTCGAATATCCTTCCCCTTGATGATGTACGACATTGAAACACCTTCGTGTACACCCTTAATCGATTCACAGTATGTGGATGTCGTCAGAACTATGAATTGTGTGTTACTCTTTTCAATCTTAACCACGTGTGTTCCTTCAGGGGCTTTCATATTCTGTGTTATGAACACTTCTAGGGGCTCCTTGATACTATTGTATTCAATTGGAGGTTTCTCGACACGCTTCTTAATCTCTGGACAGAACTTGAGTTGTTCCTTCTTGGGATAGAGCTTCTCGGTGATATTTGGTGTCAGTAAATGTCTACGCCCACAAAAGTCTTTACAGAAACCATCCCGGCGACCCCATAGTGTCTCGCAACGACAAAAACATTTCTGAATAATTTCATTTCCACTGATGATAAACCAAACATGATTAGATCCATGTTCACGCTTAAGGTTTTCACAATACTTTGAATTTGTTGAAACTAAGAAAGTTTGTTTATGTTTGAAGAGTTTAGTGATGTAAGAGTTCTGCTGACCTTCCAAGTGTCTTCGAACATACTCCTGTATGAGAAGTTTCGTCTCTTCATCATGGAGTTCATCTTTCGTTTGCTCTTTTGTGAATGTACCCTCCTTCACCACGACCGATGGTGGCTCTACATGCACCGTCTGGGGTACATCTGTTCGAACTGCGGACATCTTAAGAATATCCAAATTCGGTTTTTGATCAATCTGTATGATTGTACTCAGAGGTCCATCGACATATCGAAATACTGGGAGATATGCAACCTGATCAACTTTCCCCTTTTCACAATCTTTACACCCTCGACCACCACAAGCGTCGTGTTTGTCTCGTTTGTATGACCATGGCATTCTGAAACCACTTCCCTTTGTTTTCCGAATGGCACTTCCATAGACAGCTAGATCAATGATTTCATTCCAATCCGTAGAACTGTTTAAGACTGAAAGAGCTAGAAGAATATGATCTCGGAGAGCTAGAGCTGATGCTTGGTCAACTACAAAACTAGGCCAGTTCAAATGAACTCCCGACTTCACAAGATCTCCACTTGGTTTTGGTGGTGCGATTGATATGAGACACTCTTTCCCACCATATCTCTTCACTTTATCACAAATCACTTTGCAAATATTCTTAATCTCACCAATTTCAAGAGGTTTCACATCTTTGTAATCGATGTCCACGAAAAAGTTGTACGTATCGGTCTTCTGTTCAACGACATAAAGGTGTTCACCTCTGTTGACCGCCTCTATATACTTCTCGTAAAATGTATTCAATCTATCAAACGGCACAGACAGACAACCGCCGTCTAGGAGCACGTGTGATGGATTGGGGACTCTTTTCAAAAAGCCGTTTTGGTTACACCAGCTTTTAAACATACATGAAGTACGACTTTATTCTCTAAACCACCTCATCGTTGACACATCTCGATATTCCTGGGTTTGTGAGAGTTGTTTCTTAAAGGTGAGCAGTTCGTAGACTGTCATATCTTTATTCTGTTCTTTCCACTCTGATATCTCCTCTTCACAGAAACCACGGTTCTTTTCAAGAAGTTCTTCAATCTGCATTATAATGTAAGCCTTAGACTTCATTATTTAATAGAGAAGGTTTTTCTATTGTGAGAACTTATACACGCATAGAATTGTGGATTCTTGATTACGTTATCCACGATCAGTTTCCACCTCTTTCGTACATTGAACTCTTCAAGTGTGTCATAGCTCATGAAGTCATTCTCATCGAAGGTTTTCTTTATGGGTTGATTCATCAACTTCTTTAGATTCGTCTTATGCTTTTCCTCGTAAAACTTCTTCACCTGGGACTGTTGCTCACTCGATGAATAATCCACAAAGAATATAAAGACATTATATTCGAGGTCAACTGATGGACTCTCTTTGACTGTAAATTTAAATTCAGTGTATTCACCATTTTTCAGGGAAACCACACCTCTCGTCTCTTCTTCGAGTTCCCTTAGGGCACATCGAAGCGGGTTGAATATCTCCCGGCGGCGACACCCACCTGTGACAAAAATCCAATCCTTAAAACGGCGATCTCTCACTGTGAGGAATTTTGGTTTCCCCGTGGCGAAACTAACCGGTACTGCGATAGCTTTGTACTTTTTCATTGCGCATTCGCAAGTTACTATAAGGGTATAAGTTTATTCCCCTTTCTTTTCTTCGATTTTTTCCAGATTGGGTTCAGTTTCATCTTCCTCACTTTCCTCGAGTGCAGATGTGTTCATGTGCTGAACGAGCTGCTCTGAAAATGTCCTGAACCCATTCATTTCCTCTTTTGTCTTGTTGAGTTCTTTGAATATGAAGATGATTCCAACAAGACATACAGCTGTCGCGATCATCATGATATTCTCGCGGTTCATCTGAATCATTTTATAAGTTACGTTCTAGTTTTCTTTTTAAGTAAGTGCACCCATTTTAGCTTTACCCGGTGTGGGACACTCGTAAGGTGTCTGTGCAAATTGAACGGCTTCGTAATGCGTGTTTTCACAGGACTTTTGTGTTGGTGGCGTGGGCTGACCAACAAACTTTTCGAGTGTCCTGGATTTAGGATCGTACGTCAATACAAAAACGATGGCGAGAAGGAAGACAACCTTCCAAAACATTGTTTACTAATTAGTTAGAATATAAAAGACCACCCATACCATTCTCGATACGGAGCACGTTGTAGTTCACAGCGTAAATATCCTTATCAGAGTTGACCTTGCTGTTGATGATGCGCGCCGAGTCGAGGCGCGAGAAGTTGAGCGAACCTGTGGGCTGGAGCTTACCCGCATCGAGACAGAAAGGGTAGAAGAAGAGCTTGGTGCCAGGGGTGCTGGTACCATGAGAAGTGTGGTAGTAGAGGGGCACGGTGGTAAAGTTGGGATCAGCGAACTTGTAGTCAGCCACATCTGTGCCGTTGATCTGAAGCTTGAGCTTGTTCTGGGGATCATTGATCATTCCGACCGCCGAAGCATCCGCCGCCGCCAGGTACTTGACAGGGTGGTTAAAGTTCATCTCTTGAATCTTGTTACCCGAGGAGATCGCCTTCTGGACCTGAGTCATGATCATGTTCTGGGGCTGGGAAGCAAACACTTCACGCTCCTGGGTGTCGAGGTACGCGTAGTTGGCGTACACCTCCCACTTGCTCGCGGCAGCTTCAGCACCCCACGTGATGCGAAGCTCGACATCGTGGTACTGGAGGGAAATGAGAGGGAGAGCCGACTGCCAGTTCTCACAGAAAGAGAAGCGGAGAGGGTAGAACTTGGCGGTGCTGGTGCCATCGTAGAGGCTGGCGGACACCGACTTGGAGGAGGAGAAGGCCGAGAGAGTAGGGGCGATGAGGGTCGAGTAGGTGGAATCCTGCTCATCAATCACCTGGCCACCGATGAGAAGCTCCACCTTGGAGATCACATCAGTCCAGTTGTTTGTGAAAGAGTTGGCCGAGAGACCATCACCCGCGATGGGCATGAGGTACACATAGTTGAGCATGTCACCCTTGCGCTCGAAGCGGATGGTGGACATACCGTTGTTCGAGACGTTGCCCTGAATGACCTGACGCTCGACAGTTTGGGAGAAGTTCGTGTGACGCTTGTACGTCGACCTGAAAAAGCTGACTTCGGGCTGACCGACGAGATGCACATCCTGAGCACCGACAGCGACGAGTTGGGCGATACCACCAGACATTTTATATTATATGGAGAGTTTATTTTTAAGTGGGAAAGGGAACAATCAACTTCGTTGATTGGGACGAAGTCTGAAAGACTTTCCCCGCTTAGATACGGGGCAATCGACATCGTCGATTGGAACTTTTTACAAAACGGGACACAATTTGTAAGAAGATGGGGACTGGTCAGTAAGACCTGGAACTTAGACCACATTTGATGTTTCCGGTTCGGTATTTGTTAACACGTCTTCATAGTTTGTATACCATTCAGTTTTGAGTTTGGTGTATAATGCGTTATAAATCTCTGAATATGGTGGTAACTCGCCCTCAAAAAACGCTACTTCACCTATTTTTCTAATGGGTCTGAACCCCTGCCGTCTCGCATTTTCACTTGGCCATACACCGAATTCACATTCTATGTGATACTTATCATTTCGTCCCTTGCGTATATGAATATGTCCGTTAAGTACACTCGCGTAACAATTTGAAAGTTCGACACCGTCTTTGGTCGTTTGTATATCCTTGATGAGAATACCCATTTTACTATTAACTAATATATTTTTCTTTAATTTAATTTACATTTGGGTTAAGTATCGTGTATCTGATGACGATGAATCGTGTTTGTCCCCAACCATTGTAGTATTGTAGATATCCATTGTTTATCCGGAAGTCGGATACATAACTAGATTCATTGAAAATCTGTGTAATGTAAGACCCTGTATCTGAATGCGTAATCGTGGTTGCAGTCGCTCCATACGTCACCCCCTGGTCATCACTGGTCCATACAGTGGTCGCTGCGACGAATTTGGCCTGTTGTAAATTTATCACATTGGTCCAAGTTTGACCAGCTCTATTCTGGCCAATGACATCAGTGTATATACCTGTACTCGCCTTACAAGTTCCAGATATGTCAAGTTCGTGAGCCGGACTATCCATCCCGATACCGACGTTGCCATTACTTTTTATAGCTATATTAGGGGTATTTGAAGCAGCCGTATTATGACCAGCACTAAGATACAAACTACCGCAATTACCTGCCCCACCCCCCGCGGAAATAAACGAACCAGGTTGATACCATATACGAGCACCCACCGAGACGCCATACGTGCTATTGTTTTTATTCCAGTTTATACCATTCCCCCCTAGCGCACCATTATACCATGTACTTAAATCCGTCATCCACGCGATACCGTTATCTAGGCGTTGCGTTGGTTCTAATTGATTACCCGTTGGTGTTTCATATTCTCGTCTGAACGTTAAACCCGCTTCTGGTGTACCAAAATTTCCGACAGTTCCTAAGACAAGCTTACCCCCATCTTTGATATTCGCTGTCACGCCCCTATACGGAACCCAATATACAGCAACTATACGTATCTGAGCACCGTTAACGGGTTTCATGTGGATAGCGTTAACCCTTCTTCCTCTCAAAGTACCAGTTTCTAGAAGTGGTATAGTAAATTCTGAATTACCAAGTGAACTATTGGACAAATAAGTGGATGGTTGATGGTTTGGACCATTACAATAAAAGTAAACAAGTCCACTAGCACTTGATTGAGCATTATCGTATACGATGGTACATTGTGCCTCCTGATCTTTGTACGGATTTACGAAATAATACGCTGGACTGGTTGGTGGATTATTCGTTGAATATTGAGTATATGGAAGTGTAACTGTTGTGCTATTTGGGTCACCTTTATAGATTATAGGGTCGCTATCATCCCCTACAAGACCAGTATAACCCGTCGTATTATATATTCTAGCACCCATTGTCAGATCTGAATTTGGGTTTAAATCATTTAAACCTATTCGCCCTCCACGCGGGTTGAGACAGAGAGTATACACGTTAGACCCCTGGAAGCTAGTTTCCGAGTGAAAATCAATCGCACTCGGAGTTCTATTCTGGACACTTTTATAAACCTGAATCATTGATCCATTAGTAGCACTCAGACTGTCATTAGTTATCACTGTCTTAACATCAGACGAATGGTGTGTAATCCCCGTAAAGTCCGTCGGGTTCGGGACATATGTATGTATCTTCCCATCTGGAGTCGTCGTCCCAATCCCCACATTCCCGTCGGCGGCGATACGCATACGTTCATTACTGAACCCCCCGAAGGTGATGGGTCCATTGGTCGTCCCGTCCGTACCCGACTGGATACTGAAGACCCCCGCATTTGAGGTGAGCCTGGTGAAGGATTTCGAATTATCAACACTCAGGTTCGACACGAGTTCCAGCCTGGTCTCGTTTCCACCGTTACTGGGGTCCCCATAGACCTCGAGGGTTGGAGCCCCACTTGACCGGACCGCGTCGTTCCCTGTGACCAGATTCGTGAGCACCGCGATTGCGTTCGACCGGAGGGTCGCATTCTCGATATCGAGCGTACCGGCACTGGCCCCGATGGGCATTGTTACTATAGGGGGAGGTTTTTTTAAAAGACCAAAAGCCGTAGGCTTTTATTTGATACGGGTGACTTGTTACAAACTGGAACACAATTTGTAAGAAGTTTGTGAATCACTTGGAGATGAGTAACTGCGTTACTCGGGACTTAGCCACAATGATACGTGCACCCCACGAAGGCCGCTATGTGCACTGCATTTGCGGAATCTGTTTGGGCACCTGAAACATCCAAGTACCTAATTTTGTATGCCTTCTCAGTCTCTGTGGGGTGGTCCTCCCATTGGATCTGACCGTGTTCGTCGAGTTCGTTCTCGATCCTGTCCGTGACCCGCGTATGGGTAGTCGCACCCGGGTAGTCTGAGGCCACCTCCTCCTCTACCGATTGGTAATAGACCATGTTGTAGAGAGATTGTGTATTCGACTCAAGGGCCGACCACTCCTCGGGAGTTTTCGTGTCTGTTGTCGTTTGTGTAAACGTGAGTGTGTATGTGTTTTGTGTGTTTGCCTCGAGGTTCGAGTACTCCGCATACGTAACAGTTGGAGGGTCGATCGAGACCCGATCCCACGGGTCACTTTCCGTGACGTTCGCGGTCGTCGTGAGCGTGTACTTCACGTCGTAGACCACATTACTGGTCTGGGTATACGTCAAAGTGTATGTGTTTTGTGTATTCGCTTCCAAGTTGGACCATTCCGCATAGGTGACATCCGATGGCGAAACCGAAACGTTGGACCAGGTATCATCCACACCCACAGTGGTCGTCACGAACTCGTGAGGAACTGTTTTGGTGTGATGAACATTCCCGAGGTAATAAGTTTCAACAACATTGGACCGAAGGATCTGTTGGATAGGTTGGGTCGCTGGGTTGAAATCACAATCCATGGTGATCTTGGCGACCGTGTAATTGTGGAGCACATCGTCATCTTGCTTTTGACCGTAGCCAGCCACATTGGATGTGGTTATGTAATCACCAGCCTCCAAGTTACCACCGATATTCGAGACCCAAATGGCACCTTCACCGACGGAGTTGATG